AGTAGCCACTATCACATGGCACGGATTGGAGCGGTCTGTATGATTCGCACATACCGTCTAAGTTGGACACCTAAACTGTTCTAATAACGACCGCATATTCTGGAGCGGGATATTGGAATCGAACCAATGACTGGAGTTTGGAAAACTCTAATTTTGCCATTAAACTAATCCCGCATGTATGTATTATACATCAAAAAACTTGTAGAGTCAATACATATTTGTAAAATATACCATTTGGTGCCCCATAACAGAATCGAACTGCTGTCCTCGGATTACAAAACCGATGTTCTACCATTTAACTAATGGGGCAAATTGGAGCGGGTAGCGAGAATCGAACTCGCAAATAAACCTTGGCAAGGTTTCAGGTTACCTTTACATCATACCCGCAGTAACTTATATATCCATGGTGTGAGAGGAGGGACTTGAACCCTCATGCCGAAGCGGGAGATTTTAAGTCTCCTGTGTATACCGATTCCACCACACTCACATCGTGGGTCCGTTTCCATTTTTGAAACCGACCTCACCACCTTCTTCTTTGATTCGTTTGATAACATCTTCAAAAAGAATTGGTCTGTAATCTGTTTGTTCAACACAAACACAATGATATCTAGGATCATCTACCGCACGATATCCATTTGACATTTGAACACGATTAGCATGAAGATGGCCATGGATGTTTGTACCAAAGCGACCAAGACTTTCTGTGTGAATAGGAATATGTGAGAGAATCATTCCGTTCATTACATGGTATGCACGAAGTTCACGGAAGTGTTGTCTGTATTCATCATCACGAAAGATATCGTGGTTGCCTCTAATAAGAACTTTGTCACCGTTAAGTCTATGCATAATGCTAAGTGCTTTACGGTTAATCACTACATCACCAAGGTGATATACTTTGTCGTTTGGTCGGACTGTTTCGTTCCAACGCTTTACCATTTCTTCATCCATTTCATCGGCATTATCCCATGGACGGAGTTTGGTAACACCATCATTACGCATAAATCGGCACACACCAGTATGACCAAAATGCGTATCACTTACAAGAAATATCGCTGGCATAATGCCTCCTTAAAAAATGGTCCGGCGTGAGGGAATCGAACCCCCATTAGAAGGGTAGAAGCCTACTGTTCTGTCCATTGAACTAACGCCAGATATTGGTGCCTTAGGAGAGACTCGAACTCTCAGAACCTGGTTTCTAAGACCAGTACGTATACCAATTCCGTCACCAAGGCAATAAATACTTTACATGAACATTCTCAAAACAGGCGAACCACAATTGTGGAAAGTTGCTCAAGAACTTCCATATAAAGAACATAAATTCTCTACATGTATTAGGGAGTTTACACCATCCTACACTAAAAGGCAAGCACCTTTTATTTTAGATAAACCTTTGGTGCAACCTACAGGAATCGAACCTGTTTCAATGGCTCTTCAGGCCACCGCTATGACCACATCAGCTAAAGTTGCATAATGGTACCTCGTGACAGAATCGAACTGCCGTAATCGCCGTGTAAGGACGAAGTTCTACCATTAAACTAACGAGGCATTGGGCAGGAATAAGAGAATTGAACTCTTGATATCGGAATCACAACCCGAGGTTTTACCACTAAACTAATTCCTGCATGATATTAAATTGCTTCTTGTTCTGCCAAGATTCTTTTTAATCTATCAGCACAGAACGAAGCAGCTGGTGCATCTGGCTTCACCATAGGTGTCATGTTACATGTGCCTTTGATATAACCAATTGCTTGCTGTACAACACAAGAAGAACCGTGTATATCATCTTTGTTTAAGTCTAAATGAACTTCAACATGATAATCTTCCAACACTTCTGCTAATGATTGGAACAATTCTGAAACTTTGTAAACTTCAGTCATCAACCTCATAGCAGGTTTACTTTTCTTGTGGTCGTAATCCAATTCACGGTCAACATAACCGAAAATCTTGCAACCATGTCGGCCATCAATATGAACTACAACTGCTAGAGCATAGTCAGCATACCAAACGCCATTAACTCTGATTCTTTCGGAATCGGCACCAAGATAAACCTTGGTATCAGTACCTTGATTTGCAAGGTATTGTCTGACTTCTTCTATATCGAATTGTTTCATATCATTCACCTTTATTGTTATTGGGTTCCCACTACGGAATCGAACCGCAACCAAGAGTTTTGGAGACTCGTATGCTACCACTACACCAGCGAGAAATATATTTTAATTAAAAGGAACATTTCTTGTAATTTTAAAATCTACATTGAATGTTTGTCTTAATCCTTTTCCTTGTGGATACGTACCATGAAGAACATTACTTGGTATTACAATCATATCACCAACTTTAGGATTTTTAAGATAAACTTGGTCATCAATTATAGCAAAAAAACTTCCTGGTTTATTTTCATCTTCTTCTGGTACAGACAAATATGAAACAGTCGATATATGGTCTTCTTCTTTACTATGAAGATGAACTTTGTGAAAAGAATCTTCGTATCCTAAAACTGTCCAAACACTTAAAAGGTCCAATGTATCATTGATAGTCATTAAACCTTTATCATTTAATAATTGACCAGCTTGTAAACGTAAATTGTATATTAACGGACTCCAATTATCTATTATGGGAGTTAAATCATATTGTTTACAATCTTTTCCTGTGGTGCTTCTTTTTGTTGTATCAGAAACTAATTTTTTTTCTGATATCAAATAATCAAGTTGATTTTTTATCATAACAACATCATGGTTGCTACTTAATTTTATCCATTTTTTCATAATAATCTCCGTATTAATGGTACTCTGACCAAGAATCGAACTTGGGTCTAACGATTATCAGTCGTTTGCTCTGCCATTGAGCTATCGGAGTATATATGGAGGGCGATGAGAGAATCAAACTCCCACTTCAAGGTTCGTAGCCTAGCGTAATATTCGTTTTACTAATCGCCCATAATTGGTGGTGAAGGTAGGATCCGAGCCCACAACCTTTTCCGTATGAAGGAACTGCTCTGCCAGTTGAGCTACATCACCAAAATTTGGTGGAGAATGGGAGAATCGAACTCCCATAAACAGCTTGCAAAGCTGCCGTAATCCCATTATACTAATTCCCCAGTAATTGACAATTTATCCTATTATACGCCGTCAATAAAGGCGAGGCATTTGGTCTCCCTGCAAGGATTCGAACCTTGACCACACGGCCCCAAACCGTGTACGCAACCTGATAACGCTTCAGAGAGATAATTGGCTCCACAGGCAGGGATCGAACCTACGACCAATTGATTAACAGTCAACTGCACTACCGCTGTGCTACTGTGGAATGAATGGCGGTCTCAAGGGGTAACGATCCCCTTCTTCATGCGTGACAGGCATGCGTGCGTCCATGAACACTTTGAAACCAAATTGGTGGAGAACCAGGGAATCGAACCCCGTATACCGTTAGGTGGATGATTTACAGTCACCTGAAGTCGCCAATGCTTCTCGTTCTCCAAATTTTTCTGGTAGGGGCACAGAGAATTGAACTCTGGTTTACGGGTTAAAAGCCCGCTACTTTACCACTAAGTTATACCCCCATATCATTTGTTTTGCTGACGCACTATTTGCTATGCTCAACGGACTTACTTGCAAGAATTACCGTTTATGTACATAGTTAGTTAGAGTTGACGTTTACTCAGGCGCTTACGTCAGCAAAACAAATGATACCATATTAAAACACATTAGGGTGTCATTAACGTTCCAGAACTCCATCTGGCTTCTCACGGATTCGTCTTCCGATTAGTTAATGTCCACATTACAAGTCAACTAATTCCAGCACCATCGGAAGGCATCTTGTAACTTAGTAACGGCTGTGCGGCCACAGCATCTATCGTAACTAAGTCACCTACTGGAGTTGGTAACCCAATGTGTTTTAATATGGTACTCGGTACGAGAATCGAACTCGTCTTTCCGCCTTGAAAGGGCAGCGTCCTAACCGATAGACGAACCGAGCATTTTTCAAAACATGTATGTATTGTAACAGAACTGGAAGACCTGTCAAGCAGACTGTTGTTTTTTTACAACTGGAGTAGATGACAGGAATCGAACCTGCATAAAAGTGATTTGCAATCACTTCCCTAGCCTTTCGGGTCACATCTACATAACTGGCGGAAGATACAGGAATCGAACCTGTCTGCCCATTTCTGAACGAAGGTTTAGCAAACCTCTGTTGCACCTTGCAACACATCTTCCATGTTTGGCGGAAAGCGGAGGAGTCGAACCCCATCCCATCTCTGAGAACCCAGTTTTCAAGGCTGGTCGGCGCGCCAACGCACCTGCATCACTTTCCATATTAAAACACACCAAGCTCACAAACCTTGGCCTTTCAGCCACATGAACCTTTTCGGAACTGATATGTTTTAATATGGCACCCCAAACAAGATTCGAACTTGTGATAGCTGAGTCAAAGTCAGCTGTGTTACCGCTACACTATCGGGGAACATATTGTATTAACTCTACAAATTTTTAAAGAACAAGTTGTATTATATACCAAACACGATGGTTTGGCAACTTGTATGTTGTATTGAAACAACAAACAAAAAACCCTTAGAACTTTCGTTACTAAGGGTCTTGTGTTTGGAGTCTTTTTTAGAACTTCTGTCTTACTCTTTTACCTCTCCACAAAACCCGGTTGTAATCGCCCATGAGCTATCGGCGCAATTCATCGTGCGATACTCTGGCTGGGACGTAAAGGGTTTATGGTTAAAATTTGTCATAGTGTTATTATATATCCTTTTTTTATCTTTGGCAAGCGGTTTTTAAATTCTTTTTATTTTAAAATATGGATTAACATCCGAAAAATATGCACCATCAAAGATAAAATGTATACTTTCTTCTCCAATTATATCTTTAAGTCTATTGTAGGAATTATGAAGGTCGTGGAATTCTCTTGATGGTTTATTCTGTTCTACTTTAAGAGCATCTATAAAAGATTGTATATATTTTTTAGGAAAAGCAAAAAAGTTATCTGAAATAAATTTGTGGGTATCCCAAGCACTCTTTTCTTTGAATAGAAAATTAAACTTATCAAACTCAAATTCAAACGTATCAATTTTTTGTAGATATTCGGTATCAAATCTTATTACAATAATAAAATCCAAATCTTCATCTTTTATATCATCTAAAGCTTTAATCATTGTATCTAATTGATTTGAACCTTGAAAATCTAATACATTAAGTTTTTTAGGATCATAAAATGCTCTGATACTTTCTAAGTTATTGGCTTGATAAGTTGTAATGTAAATATTACAACAGTTACCTATCGGATCAATTAGATATTCTTTTACATTATCTTTGGTTAGATTCCAATCTTTGTTTTGTCTTGCTGAGCGACCTTCGGTGATTCCTCTTATTAATACACCAATCTTTCTTTTAGGTAAAAACTTTTCTTCCCAAAGATTGTTTCTCTTTGGATTAAACTCCGAAATTTTCATATTTCATATTTTCCATCCTAATGGTGTAGCATCAATAGGTTGTGATGGGTTTTTAAAACCATCAAATACTTCCCAAAGACTTTCCATAATTGCGAACTTAGTTACTAGGCCAATCTCTCGACCATGAGCATCTATTTCCCACGGATGAATCCAGTAATCTATTTCATCCGAATTTATTTTTCTACCCAACCAATGAGACAAGTCATCATTCGTTTCATTGTATATATGTTGTTTGACATGCACCATTTCATGTGCAAGAGTTTCTATAATATGTCTGGCACCAATATTAGGATGCACCTCAATTAGAAACTCTCTAGCTTGATTTCTGGTATTATATTCTTCAACCAAACAGGAACCATAATCTTTTATTTTTGAATCGAATTTAATCTTAACAAAACAGTTATTTCTAATTTTTTTATTAACGATTAATTCTTTGGCAAAAAAATGGACAGCCCTCTCTACATAAGGCTTGAAATCTTCATCTGGACAATTAAATATTCGCAATTTCATTGGAACTCCTTGAGTTGACCGAACATAGCTTTCCAGCCTTATTTAGAAAATCAGATTTGTTCCACTTTTACTCCCGCTTTGTTGAGGAACTCCACTCCAGCATGGTCACGATAACTATTACGATAATAAACAGAAGATATGCCAGCTTGAAATACCAACTTGGCACAATCAAGACAAGGAGCATGAGTAACGAACAATACAGACCCACTTCCAGATCCATCAAATTTCGCCAATTTAGCGATAGCATTAGTTTCCGCATGTAACACCTCAGGTTTAGTTTTCAGTTTAGCCCAATTACCTTTATCTGTTTTTGAATATCCTAAAGATGCCATATTGGTACCTACAGCTTCCTCATTCGTAACAAAAAGGGTATCTTCACAGTTGTTATCCCAACCAGCTGGTGTCCCGTTGTAACCGATTGAAATGATTCGTTCATCTTTAACGATGATTGCACCAACATGAAGTCGTTTTGCTGTTGAACATTCAGCAAAGACTTCTGCGGTCTTCATGTATGCTTCGATATGTTTATGTTTCATAATATGAAATTTGGTGCCCACAGAGGGAATTGAACCCCCACTCAAGCGATTATGAGTCGCCTGCTTTACCATTAAGCTATATGGGCTATTTGATGTATTCTAAAGAATCTCTCCGCATCTTATATAGTTGTTGAGTGAGTTCCTGCTTTGGTGGAAATTTACAAACATGTATGAATTCAACACCATCAATCTCTTCCGTACCCCAATGTTTAAAGGTATAGAAGACCTCTTGTGAGGATTTTACACGAACCTTTACAGGATTCGAATGTTGGATTTCTTTGTTTCGATATTTCATAATGAATCCATTATACTAAAAAAAAGAGGCTCTGTCAAGAGCCTCTTTTATTATTTACCTTGGAATTTCTCCGGATAATTTAACCGTTCCCATTCCTCATCGGATACTGGCCACCAATTAAACATCTACTGTTTCTTTGGTTTTAGATTTGGCTTTGTTTTCTGGTGCAAAAGTTGTACCAGTCATCAAAGGAATCTTTTTGATATTGTCTTGGACTTTTATCATATTAGAAAGACCAATCTTCAACATACCGTTTATCAACTCTGCGTTTTCAATTTCAACCTTGTCGGCCAATTTGAATTCACGGGTAAAATTACGGTTTGCAATGCCTTTGTAAATGAAGTTTTCAGGTGCATCATCATTATCTTCTGTGTTACCTTTGATAACAAGTTTGTTACCTTCCAAAGTAACTTCAATATCAGACTGAGCAAAGCCAGCAACTGCCATTTCAATGACAAATTTGTTTTCTTTTACCTGTTTGATATTGTATGGGGGATACATTGCCGCTTTGGCAATTGATTTTGACATGGACTCCAAGTCATTGAATACATCATTGAATCCAATAGAAAATGGGTCGAATTTACGGAAGTGACTGAATAAGTCTGTCATAGTTTTCTCCTATTAAGCGAGTTTAAGAAATTGCCGCCTCGATGAGCACGGCACCATAATTATACTATTATTTATACTACCTGTCAAGTATTTTGTGGTTTTTTACCAATATTATACTTGGGTGTTAATTGCCATTCAGCCTTCTCTTTGTGAGAAATGATTTTTACCTGAGATAGGAAGATAGGTGGTGGTGTCTCGGTTTGTGTTTTGTTCACAATCTTAATGAGTCCCCAATCTTCCAATAGGTTTGCAATGGCATTCCTACGTGAAAGGTCATTCTCGGTAATGTCTGTTGGCTTGCCATCTAAGGCAAATAGTTCTTTGAAATGTACTATGTAATATTGTCCACGTTTGTGGAGAATATGACACGACTGGAATAAAGTCTTATCTTTTTTGGAAGCCACACCAATCCGTGTTAGTGTTTCACGGACCTTTAAGAAATCATCTTGTTCTTGTAATGTTACTTCCACCAAATCCTTAACGTCAATCATATCACCCGCCTTTATCTGTTTTTCTTTTTATTTCAGCGATTTGTTCATCAGTAAGAATACGCAAGGCTTCTTTAGCCTTTTGATTGGAGTAACCAAAATATGTTTTAACGCAATCAATATTCTCATCGTTCTTAGACTTCTGCCACGGTTGAAATTTCCGTTTCATAGGTCTAATACTATTTAGAAGATACTGATATTGCATATCTTTGTCCACGTCTGGCCAACGATTCATCTCATTGGCATACAACACACAATCAATGTGGTATGATAGTGAACGATTTACAATGAAAGGTAAATATGATTTTACATCAAAGTCATCATGTATTACAGATTTACCTGTTTGTAAAATTGAAGGTATAATATCTTTGAATAAATCCGGCATTACTTGAACTCACATTCCACCATAATTTCTGTGAGACAAGCAATAAGATTAATTTCATGGTCAGCCACAAATGCTGCCTGATATTGATATTTGGCAAGGATAAGAACCAGTTGAGGTACGGAACCAGGTTTCAACAGTTCATATAGATTATCATAGAGCCCACGAAAAATACGTGTTTGTTCATTATCTAAGTTGTTGGTAACCCATTTGCGACAACCAGCAAAGTCTTTACCTTTAAGTGAGTTAATTAATTCAGTCAGTTGCACATCGGAAACTGATGCCAGAATACCTTTATCAATTGTGCCGCCAGCGCTATAGCGCTGAAGCTCGTTAAGAATACGGCGATTATCAGGAAAATGTTTCGTGATAACGGCAGCAACCACTTGCTTATCATATGTTACTTCTTCTTGGTTTAAAATCCATTCTACACGTTTGAAGAATTGTGTGGCCATCTTGGCTTTAGAACCATTTGGCTTAACATCAATTACAGTACAACGAGAATGTATAGGATCAATAATCCTGTTCTTAAAGTTACAGGTGAATATGAAAGAACAGTTTGATGCAAATTCTTCAATGGCGCCACGTAATGCAGGTTGGACAGAATCTGCGTTCATGTAGTCAGCTTCGTCAATGATGATGACCTTACGACCACCGGATAAAGACATGGATGATCCGTAATTTTTGATTTTGATTCGGAAGGTTTCAATCATTCGACCTTCATCTGAACCATTAATTACAATGTAATCACAACCAATTTCTTCACATAAGGCTTTCGCAATAGTAGTTTTACCCACGCCTGCAGTGCCACACAAAAGTAAATTTGGTATTTCTTTTTTGTTTACAAATTCCTGAAAGGTTGCTTTTAAGGCATCAGGAAGAATACAATCTTCAATCTTACGAGGGCGATACTTCTCCACCCACAACATATGTTCTGACATTCAAATTCTCCATAATATAATTAATTTTCATCGTGCCATTTAAAACCAAGAAGATGCTTGGCCATAAACCTGATGATGGCATTTGGTTTTGTGGGTCTATACACAAACACTGAGTCTGAGATTTCCCACTTACCAACATTCTTTACAGAAGGTTTTACAACAAATGAGGTGGTCATAGGTTGTGCCCAAGTTACAGCACCACTATTACCAACCATTAAACTACTGCCATTAGAACCAATTGCATTAGTGTTCCATTGTCTCTTGCGCCACTCAGCAATCCATTCTTCACTTGGAGTAAAATCCAAGTCTAGTAGAACTTGCTCGGTTAGAGGCCAAAAGAAAGATATTTCAAGTTGTTGCATTACTTTGTTGGACGATAAACAAATTTTTCATCACTAACTCCAGTACCATTTTTTAATTCTTCAATACGGTGTTGCAACACACCAATTGCAGTATTAAAATGTCCTGTACCACCTTCATTAGGTTTGTAATAATACCGACTGAGTGTTTCAACTTCAGTCTCTAGTACAGCAATATATTCCTCACGGGTAATATCAAATACTTGCATTACTTTACCTCTACCATACTTTCGTATAAAGCTTCAAACTCTTTTGATTCAGCCACTTCAGTCTGAAAAGAATTCTTATGTTGGGTTTTTGCCATACGCTTGAGAATCTTTTTAGGTACTTTCAATTCGTCATGTGCAATATCAATAATGTCTTTGATGGCAGCATTGTTACCGTCATTCTTATGCATATGAAGTACAACCTCATCAACATATCCTTTGAGTTTCTTCAATGCTTCATCATCATAAGAACCGAATAATGTATTTACCTTAGTCATATTAGGCCTTTGTGTTATTGATTTCTGCTACAACAGCATAATCTTCTTCTAAACAAACAATACTACCATTAACAAGATTTACACCTGTTCTGCCTTCATGTTCACCAGCAACAATTTTAAATACAGCAACCACATGTGTTGGATTAATAGCAACACGATTTAGTGTAACGGCATCAGTAACCTAAAACATATTATTCTCCAAATTTAGATTCTTTGGCTTCAATTGCAATCCAGTACTGCAAGTCGCCTTTTTCATTTACAAAAGATGCCAGACCTTTTGATGATACTTGGACATTGTATGTACCAGGAATCATCTTAAAGTTTTCAACCAAGAAAACAGCTTTATATACTTTATCACTTTCGGTTGTACCAATTTCGATTGTGTTTGTGTGTGCTGAATCATCTTTAGCATTGAAACAAGTCACAGAGATTTTAGAACCATCAGATTCAAAAGCAATGTTGGGAGAACCAAGAACAGCTGCATTCTTTAATGCCTGTGCCAAGTCCTCATCTTTTAATTTAAATGAGCCATCGATTGATGGCAAAGTCAATTCTTTTTCTGGTGCCGAAACAATCATAGTTTTAGCAGTCATACGATACTTGGTTTTAGAACGACCAGATTTAAATACTACATTGTTGGAATCAAAATCCAGTTCAGTATCTTTACCTAAAGAATGAACCGAAAGAAACTGGTTCAAATCATAGATACAAAAGTCTTGTGGAAATTCATCTGTCAAAGTGGCCTTGGCAAGCACAGTCTTTGTAGATGAGATAGTGGCAATCTTATTGCCTGTTTTGAACTCAATACCAGAATTAATTCCAGCAAAGTTCTTTAACACATTGAGTGTTTCATTAGATAATTTCATTACGATACTCCTTCAATCATTTCACTTATTATACTTGAACCATAAGATTTAGTCAAGCACTTAACCAGGTTTTCTTTTAGATTATCTAAAGTTCCTGTGTTATCAATTATGTGGTCTATAGGACCACCAATCCAACTCCATTCTGAGGCATGTACACCACTTTGTTCTACCATAAACCTAACTGCTTTGGAATCACCGTTATTAGCTTTACGTGCAATATCATACCAATGTGGTTTAGTATCACGTTGTATTTCAATCAGAACACCATTCATATCATGTACAAATTGTATTTCATTTTGAAAGCGAACGTCAGTAATAACATAATGTTGATTTGGATTATTCATAACATATTGTTTCATTTTGATAACCCAAAAGTTTTTATGAAATACATCACGACCAACTTCTGTACCCATTAGTTGTAGAGCAAGGCGTGGTGTAAATGGATAACCAAATTCTTTGGTCCAAAATTCATCGGTTCGTTCACGCCAATCACGGGACACTTGAGTATCACCTTCCAACAAGTGTCTAGGCCACCCAAACATCTCAGCAGCAACATCCTTAACGCCTTTAGCAAAAGACAAAGGTGTGAAACCTATGTCTTTCAGTATGTCACCTGCGGTGCCTTTACCTGAACCAATAAATCCAAGTAAACCGACAATCATTACATTTCACCAACAAAGTTAGCAACAGCAGGCATATCACCTCTAAAGTGATATGTGCCAATATGGTCAGTCTTCATCCATGGACACAACCAAATTGAACCACCAATCTTACGCCACATTTGACAGAACATATAATCTTCTGATAAGTAACGGTCTGAACCACCACCTGTGATAGAATCTTTAGTGTCAATAACTGTATCAAAGAAAGCCTGAATGTAACGTGAACCATCAAAGTTGGCTTGGCCAACATGGTCTGGTTTGTAACGAATCATTGGATATGCTTCTTCCATCTTCGCAAAGACGGAACGTTCAACCAACATAAAACCTGTACCGATTTCAAGCACTTCAAGTGGTTCAGTTACAGAAAATTTTGAAGTACCTTTAACTGGATTGAAAACAAAATCACCAGTGACTTGTTCAAGGTTTTGTGGTTCTATGTTTGGATTTTTTTCCATTGCCTTTTTAACAGAACGCCACTTGATGGCTTTCTTAGGATAAGGACCACCAATAACATCTTTCTCTAATGCCAACAAGGCAATAACATCTTGTGGATTGAAGTGAATATCGGAATCCAAAAATAATAGATGTGTACAATCTGAACGGTGAATGAATTCATCCACCAAATAATTTCTTGCTCTAGTAATCAAAGATTCATTGAAAAGAAATGAAAATTTAATTTTAACTCCGTATTGCATACAAATTGCTTGTAAATCGAGACAAGCTTTGGCATACAATCCATGATTCATACCACCATACATTGGTGTGGCTACAAATATGCTTTTCTTCTGTAGTTCTTCTTTTTTAACTGAAATTTCCATTTGCTCTCCAAAGAATAAAAAAAAGGGAGTACCACCAATACGGTGGTCTCCCTAATAAATGGTTTAAGCTAAGCTGTAACCTGCTTTGAGTGCCTTGCGGACCAAAGCTTTAGTTGGCTTACCAAGGCGGTAAGAAGCAACTTTAACACCATCAGCATTACGCTTAGTGTTAGTATAGATAACGTGACCTTCTTGGCGAAGTTCATCGATACGAGCAGACACGTTGGTAATACCAAAACGGCGGCGAGCTTGCTCGACTGTGAAGGTGTTGTAACCTTCTGGTTTGCTCAAAGCATTCAACATACGTTGTTTTGCGGATAGTTTAGTCATAATAATCTCCTAATGACAAAGTTTCAAAGTCTTGTTTTCACAAGTATTCACATTATACTATTATATAGTACTTCTGTCAACCATTTTCATGGTATATTTAATTATCTGCCAACTTGTGGCAAATATTTTGCCTTAGTTTCTTCCCAAGACAAGTATATCAAGTCATCATAGAACAAGGATTCATAAGATACATTGTTCTTTTTCTTCAACATTGAAATACGACCTTTAGCATATTTGGTTTTCCAAATCTGCGTCAAGGCTTCTTCACTGGTATCAAATGATTTAACCAGTTCTTTATCACCAATCTCCTTGCGGAGATATTCATTGGTGTTATCATAGAGAGGTGAAAAATAGATACCTCTCTGATGTTCTGTACGAATTAGATTTTTAGGAATACCCAACTTAGAATAAGCAAAGTTAAGTGTTCGGTTTTTGTGGTCACGTTTCAATGGTAGGCCTTTTGGATTTTTGGCTTCCCACCATTCAAAATATTTTTGTGTATAGTTCTCTTTTACCCAATCGTAAACCATGTTGACAGTCTTGCGAGAAGGTTCAAAAGCGACCGAGCCAGATGAGAAACCCATCTTATTCCAATGTTCCAAACCATCATACTGAGATAGGCCATTGGACTTTGTGTTACCATAAAGAGAAGTAGTAGTAACACCAACAAGTGTATCTCCATATCTTACTTTCCAATCATTTTGTACTGTATCCGATAAACATAATAAGGCAAGTAACTTGCCACCCATATAATTAAAACCTAGTGGTTGTAAAGGAACAATCGTAGAACCAATAGCAGTATGATTAATCATATTACCTGTAGTTTTAATATCTCTCGGCCAACCAATGGCCTTATCTCTTGGTGTAAGGTCTAAGAAGTCAGATGAAATACAAATGACACCAAGATACTTTTCGGTCTGCCCATCAATGACTGTATAGAATAGATTACGACCAATATTGGAATTGTTCTTCATTGTAGATGAGAATGTACGAATAGTATTCCATGTTTCAGCAAGGTCACCATTTGATAACTTCATAATGGGTCTTAACTTTTCATAATCATCAGGTGATTCTGGTTTCCAAAAATTGGATTTAACTTGATTGACCAATTTCATTTGGTCTGGATTTACCAATTGTACTTCCGATTCATTTACAGAATCATCAAAGAAAGATTGTAGTGTACTAATCTCTCTTGTAGGATACTTCTCATGTACTTCTAACCATTTTTGATATAAAGTATACTCACGTACATCCATTTTAGATTTAATAGTTAAATCATCAATCAGTTCTGTTTTTAAGTTATCTGTATCAATGTGTTTGAATCGTTCTGGTTCATTTTGAATTTGCCATAAACGCCATTGTTCATCAATATCCGGGATTTTTTTTGCCATAAGTCACATACTTAATATTATAAGGTTTTGCATTTTTGTCTACAGAAGGATCTTCTAAAAATTTATATGGTGCAATACTACACAAAAAACTATTTGTACTGTATCTAACACCCGTTTCAATAGGTTCAACTTCATGGACCCAAAAATAATCTGCTGGAAAAATCATTGCTTCGCCTTTTTCCAATTTAACACGGTGTCTACCTTTCCAAAAAACAAAATCACCACCAGTATAATCGTCATTTAGATTGAATACTGCACTACCATAAATGTTTTTACCATGGTCTGTGTGAGGATGAATTTTTTCTCCTGGTTCATATTTCATCAATCTATACAAGTGACTATACATCATTGATGCTCTACGTTGTATATGGAAAGCTTGAAATGTATCCAGGTAATCATGGTATTTGTTAATCAAGGTTTCATTTGCCTGAAACATCATACGGTGATTTTCTGTATCAGGTTCTAACACAATACGTTTAAATGTAGATGTTGTGTTTTTTCCTGTTGTGGCTTCAGGACACATCTCCTGAACACTTGCGTTTCTACGCATTTCATATTCATCAATGAGTGATTGGCATTGAGCATCACTCAGAAAGTTTTTTTCTCGATATATTAAATCTGTTAATTTAATTTCTTGCATTTTGTTTTTCTAATTGTGCCATCACTTTAGGATTAAAATACTTCCGGCGAATCTTATTTAATTTTTTCAGACCAAATTGGAATGCCAAAGGTTTTACACGACTAGTATACACTATCCCGTTCATATGGTCAAGCTCATGGAGGAAACATCTTGCACTTATGCCATCGAAAGTTGCTTCCCTTTTCACACCTGTGAAATCCTGGTATTCCACTTTAACTCTTTTAGGTCTGGTAACTCTTAACATCAACAATGGAAAAGTGAGGCAACCTTCTTCCATGTGTGCTTCGCCTTCCATACCAACAATTTTTGGATTAAAATATGCTACATATTCTTCACCAGCACCCATCACAAATACACGGTGTTCAAAACCACATTGATTGGCAGATAAACCTAAACCATTATTCTTCTTACAAGTTTCTACAAGTGAAGAAGCAAAGTCTGTTGGATTAATTGTTGCATTATCAAAATCAAATTCTGGTAATGCTTTGTGTAATGCTGGATGTGTTGGGTCAACCAAATCGAATGTTTCAATTTGTGTTTGTGATATTGTATTTTGTTCTGTATTAATTACGATATTTTCATTTGTATTCATTTTGCAATCCTTGAAAAGTTTCCTTTTTTCTCAAACTTAATAACCGAACGGAACTTATCGAACAGTTGGTCGCCTTTGTGGGAAATAACAAACACATTTGTGTCCACACCCATCTCATGTATCAATTTTAAAAATTCTTCTGTACCAACTGTGTCAAGGCTAGAATCAAATACCTCATCCAGTATCAACAGGTTAGTATTGGTAGAGTTCTTCATCTTAGCAATCTGTCTCCATGTAAAAAGGAGTGCTAGGTCGATACGCATCTTCTCACCTTCAGAGAAATTGGCATAAGAGAATTCATCACGGTGCCTACTCTTAATTGTTTCTTCAAAGTTTTCGTTGATGTTAAAGTTAACAAAGAAGTCCATGGCAGTCAGGTACTTGTTGATTAACTTATTCATAATAGGCAAGTATTGTTTAATGATTTTGGTTTTGATACCAGTATCTTTCAACAAAGAACCTGCAAATTCATAATAATGTTTTTCATTCATTAACTGTTCGTATACCGTATTGAATTCAAACAACTCGGCTTTCAATTCAAGCAACTTCTGGTTATCAGTCTGTGGATTATTAACCTTGACTGATAGTTCTTCATACTGTTTGTTCAACTTATCAATATATGTACTGATGGCTTTCATCGTGGAATTATGTTCTGTCACT